GACAGATGCTCTTCTTAGAACGCCGATTAACATTCTTGGCAAGGCCAACAAAAGGAACTTAAAAATGTCTTATACCTACAAGGGCTCCACCATCCTAGCCCCCCTGACTATCACCTCAAATGAGCCGATCTTGGAAGTGGAGACCGTTAGCTTATCAACACAGCGAGCGTCCACAAATGCCCAACGCTGGGAACTATCCTTCACTGTAGCCAACTCTGGTAACGATGAAGCCGCTGCACTCTTGGGGGCTGTCACCAACATGGCTTTGTCAGAGACAATGATCATGCCCCAGCTACCCTCTGTCGTCGCTGGAAACGGCCTTGGCGCTAGTCGCGGGGTGCAGGCTGGCGGTAGTGCTGGAGGGACCCAAGTCACAGTAAGCCTTAACGGAGCCCTAAAGGCTGGATCATTCATCAAGTTCTCAAACCATGATAAAGTCTATATGGTGCTGGTAGACAAGACTACAGGAAGTAGGTTGATAACTGTCTACCCAGCGCTACGGGAAAGCGTCACGACAGCACACACGTTCGAGTCGGGAGACAATTGCGTCCTGACATATTATCGTGACCTATCTAACCTTCGTGGCCTGACCTTTGTGGATGGCATCCTCTCAAACCCCGGTGTAATTTCACTCAAGGAAGCTATCTGATGCGCACATTTTCATCGGCTGTCCAGACTGTTATCAACTCGGACAACTTACGCTTCGCCTTCTTGATCAAGCTGGAGTTCAACACAACCTACTACCTCACATCCAACCCCTATGACCTGAGTTTTGGGGGCAATACCTACATCGCAAATGGTGGTCTGTTTGAGTTTGACGCACCCAAGTTTTCCACAGCAGTGGACCGAGAGAGCTACAAGGTTGTCATCTCGGAAGTCTTGGATCTAATGAAAGCAGAATTTGACAGCAACGTTGTTGGCAAGCAGATCGACGTTAAGGTAGTCCTGTTTGATGCAAACAACAGTCCACTCTTGAGCCCGGCGGATGTCCTGAGTGTCTACCGAGGTGTGGTGGATGCTCCATCAATCGTCAACGATATGGAACAGAAGCTTGCAATTCTTGAGGGCACCTCGCCTATGTCTGACTTGGACCGGGTGAACCCCTTTATCACGTCAAAGGACGGGATGCGACAGAGGAGTTCGACTGATACGTCCTTCTCTGAAATCTTCGAGAACAATGAAATCTCAATCAAATGGGGAAAGAACTAAAATGGGAACAGGAATAGAAGTAGCCGTCCTATGGCAGCTAGGCGCTTTTGCAGTGTCCACAGCCTACCAAATGAACCAAGCGTCAAAGCAACGTAAAGCTATTGATAAAGCTCGTGGCTTCGCACTAACCATAAAAGGAGAAGCCGCCTACCTACCTGTTGCTTATGGCAATAACCTGCTCGGCGGGATCGAAGTAAAGCACTCGGTCGCAGATGACCAATGGGCAGCGACGGACAACTCTGACACAGCCTTTCGTGAGGACTTCGCCCTTACGGAAATCCACGGGAGCAAGAGTGAATTCCTGCAAGTCCAACACGCTATCTGCCACGGTGGTATCGAAGGGGTCCAGTGGGTACTTGTCAACGGTCAAGATTATAACTCCAGTGACGAAAACTTCAAGCACTTCATCCGCACACACAATGATGGTGGGGTAGCTGACACTGTAGCCACAGCTAACGGCATCCCGGCGACCAACAGGTTCACAGGGGCAGCCTTCGCTTCCTCCTCTTTCCGCTTGAACCGTGAGGACTACAACTACAATGGCGTGCCTACACTTGGCTTTATAGTTAAGGGCCGCAAGGTCCGCCCAGTCGTCTACTCCCTAGGTGTCTATTCTCTTGGGACAGCCACCTACTCTAACAACCCCGCTCTCTGTCTGTTGGACTACTTACTCAATTCAGACTTCGGAAGGGGCCTAAGTGAGGCTGAAGTGGACCTAGGTAGCTTCTACAACGCCTCCCTAGTCTGCTGGACTGTCGTAAGCCAAAGTCGTTTAGTTGGTGGCCGGATCAATGGGACCGCTACCAACCGGGACATCCCGCTTTATGAGTGCAACATCACCCTCGATACAGAAGACACGATCCGCAACAACATCGAACGGCTGTTAAGCACGATGGCCCTTGCAGAGCTTACGTGGTCTTCAGAAGGCAAGTATAAGCTTCTCTTAGAGTATCCAGATTCGGACCTTGAAGCAGATATTCTGGTGGATGATGATCACTACTTTACGGATGCGTCAATTGTTAGGGACACCATCACCCTTAACTATGCATCCGCAAACGACCGGATGAACCAAGCCACTGTGAACTTCTTAAATGAACATGAGGACTTTAAGACAGACAGCGTAACGTGGCCTCTCACAGGCTCACAGCCCCACACGACCTACCTTACAGAGGACAACCAACAACCCTTCACAACGGCTATCTCTGCCGATGGGGTAACGAACCCCTATCATGCCACAGCTAAGGCAGAACAGATCGTTCGCCAATCTCGTGAAATTCGCACCCTGACTTTAGTGGTGACGAAGAAGGGCCTGTCGCTAGAGCCGGGTGACTTCATCAACGTGAACTCCACGCTGTCCAACATCCTTGGGGAACTCTTCCGTGTCCAGTCTATCGAGGTTTTGGGTGACTTCACCGTCCGGCTTACGTGCTATTCTTTCAACTACGAATGGCTATCTTGGAACGTAAGCGACGACATTGCTTACTCCAACAAGCCGACCTTTGACTTCTCGCTAGACGCTCCAACACTTTTGGCTTACACCGCTGACACCTCGGACGTCTTGGGGACTGCTTCAGGGAAGCTTTCTTGGACTAGGTCTACTAGCATTGCTGCTGTAGAATACTTTGTCGAGATAAGCACAGACGATGGGGTGAACTGGCAGACATTGGGCACCACAAGAAGCGACGCCTTTGACATCACTGGCTTAGTTACTGGGGTCTATGACTTCTCTGTCCGTGCTCGGACCCCAATCGGCGGAATGTCTGCTAGAGCGCTGGTGGAGAATGAGACCATCCAACTGAAGACTGTTGGGAAGGTAGCTGTGGTCTATGGTAACACTGCCGACGAAGCCACCAACACTCAAAGCTATGCTATCGGCAGCAATGGCTTTGTGGCTTATTACACCTACACAGGTGACCTGCCTACGCTACCCATTAGGACAGGTATAACCTTTGCTGCCTTTGTGGGGGGACAGGGTCTCCCAGGCGACACAGGTCCAGCAGGTGACAGCGCTTGGCCATCGGCTGGCCACCTAGTTGTTCTTGACAACTTACAAGGGGGAACAGCCACGTTAGACGTGGGGGGTGAGTACCACGTGGACACCACACGGACAAACCACTTTGACAACGACACCGATCTTGTTGAGATAGGTTTCACAAAGGGGACAGACCAAGAAGCTTTCTTTGACACTATCCGCGTGGGGGAATATGTCACAGTAACAATCGAGGGCCTGAACACCAGAATTGCTTATGAGATTACTAGCGTAGTCAAACGTGAGAACTTCACTGACACTTTCGGAGCTACTGGGAACTACTACTTTGGTTTTGGTTTATCTATGGTCAAAACGGCAGGTACTACAGGAGACGCGCTGGGTTACAATCTAGGGGACAATGACATCTACTGTGACTTCTCTAGGGGCTTTGCTCCAAGGGGTGCAGGTTGGTGGCGTTATGAAACTGGATCGTCTTCAGTCACCTCTGGTCTTTCGGATGGTGCGCTCACTACATTCTTCTCAGCCTCTACCGGGCTAGGTCCCGTGGGTGGAGACAGGTTTATCGTCGTCAACACTGCCGATGAAGCACACGCCTACATCCGCAACGCTGCGAACACTGGCTGGACCGCACAAGCTGCTTTTGTAGATGGCGACTTCTTAGTCGGCGGGACAGTTACGGCTGACAAGATCAGTCTTGGCTTCGCGGCAAATAAGGTGAACAACTCTAACTTCACACAAGAGTTGTCCGGCTGGAAGTACCAAGGTTCTTCAACAATGGGTTCACAAACCACTCTAACCGTTCGCACCCCCGGTAACAGTTGGGCCGGGTACACTTACCCGACACTTATGATGTATCAAGCCGGAACCTCTACTTCTGGGGTTGGTGAAATCCGACATATGGGTGTAACTAAGGGCGCTGGTGACAACCACTCGCCTCTGTCGGTGACACCCGGCAAGTCTTATATAATGTCGGCAAAG